CAATGATACCAAAGTAAGCCCAGGTCCCAATCGCGACCATCGCGATCAACGAGGCTACTGTTTTCATCGGCATTTGCACGGCTGCTTCTTCAGAAATTTTAAGAGGTTTAGCCATTAGTTATAACTATATCCTGTGTTGCCTTGTTCTAATTTTTTAAATAATAGTTCGTGTTGTTCCATGATTTCTTCATCTGAATCCATCATACGATCCATTTTATCTTCTAACTTTTCAACTACTCTTTCAAGTTTCTGTACCTTGTCTTCGTGTACTGCCTGGATAGTTGAAAGTTCAAAAGTTCTAGATAGACTCCAGCCAGCTAGTGCCAACAGGATTCCAACCAGCATTGTCATTAATTTTTCTAACATTATTGTACCCATTTCCAGCTCTGAGTGATAGACTTTTTTTGTTGTAGCTTATCATTTTTAGAGTCTGTTTCCGTAGTACCATACTCTATTTTTGTTTCAGATGGAATCATTTTATAATTACACCCCAATAAACCTATTAAAATTAAGAATAAAATACAGCTGATAATGGCCCATTTTTCCCATTCATTGTGAAATATTTTCATGAGGCATTGGCCCTACTTTTTTTTCTTTTTCTTTTTCTTTTTTTTCTTTGAATCTTTGGCATCGGGTAGAGCGTTCCATAGCTGTTCATCAAGTTGTTTTTCCACTTGTGATATCTTTTCTTTAACCAGGACCATATCTTGAGAGAGGGAGAAGGTACGACTAAGAGTCCACCCGCCGAGTGCGAGAAGACATGCGAGTAATGCTGTGATGATTTTGTCATTTATCATTGGCAGCTTTCGCATTCCCCTGTATCATCAACCACAACACCATTGTTTTCATAAGACAAATCTTCTGCTTTAGAATGACAATCACATTTTCCACATTGACATATATCTAAATATTCATCAATATGTTCTTTACCACCACAATGGCAATCGTGGTTACAATTTTTACACTTATTCATCTTTTCCTTTGGGTAACCCACTTCCCAACCATTCAATAAACTTTCTAAATGGCCAGAGTAAAAACCCTAAAAATTTTTTTATCATAGGACTCTCCTACCATAAATTAGTTAACCAAGTTTATTAATATAATAATAGCTACAACAACACCAATAGCGATTTTTTTATTGGCCACAGCTAGTCCCCATATTCTCTTGGCTTCAGTCATTATTTTTTCCATTTTTTTCCTCCAGGTTTGTATAGTGGTAGTCATAACTACCTTCCTCATGTTCATCAGTAATCCATTTTGAAGTTGTTTCTACAGACCAGATTTTTGTATTAACTAATCTGTTTATTAAGTTCTCCGATGGATCGGCAGCTAATGATGGGTCAAATACTCTTAACCTATTATTAGGCTGTATTGCATAATTACCATCATCTAATTCAATTACATGACCGCACTTATGTTGGTCAGGCTTTTCTGAATAACCGAAGTTTAATTCATTATAATCACCTGGGCACCAATCAATGGTGAACAAATACGTACCTTCTCTTTTCACTTTACGCCTAGATATATAAGATATCTTAGCACCTTTTAAGTGATAAAAAGTTGTAACTGCAACATTATAGCTGAAACTGTCCCACATTACCAGCTCATTTAATGGTAATTCTTTTACATCTGGTTTAGTACAAAATGCAGATATAGGTGCTCTCCACCACAGTCCTCCATCTTCCATATGATAATGAAATAAAGGTGTTTGTCCCGGAAGAGAACTAAACCCAAATATTACACAGGGAAAATATTTATCGTGTGAGTCTTTTTGATCTCGGAGATAGTTTCCTCTGACATAGCATTCTATGATTGGTATGTTGGCGTTTAAATACATAATTAATCATTTATCTCCCCCCAGTTATCTCCTGATTCATAATCAACTTTATTAGGGACTTCTAGGGTAACTGCGTTCTCCATAATTTCAATGACTTTTTTAGCTTGTCCTTCATTTTCAATCGACAAATCTAATTCATCATGGATTTGTATATGCGGTATTATTCCTTCTTTGTAAAGCTCTAACATAGATTTTTTTGTCATGTCCGCTGCGCTACCTTGAATCAATTTATTTAATGCTTTGTATGTGTATGCTCTCTTAATCCCTGGTCCATGTTCCCTGAGTGCTTCTTCGTGAGGCAATGCTTTATGCATCCCGAACTGATTTGGTTCCCATAAATGGAAGCGACAAAGTCTACCCAATAAAGTTCTTATCTGTCCTCTATCTTGTGCCCTGTTAGAAGCTTTCTCCATTAACTGCTTAACAAACGGTACTCTCTGGTGATAGGTGTTAAATAATTCTGCAGCTTTTTCTTTAGTAACACCCAATTCTGCTTGAAGTTTAGCCTTACCCATTCCATAGAATAGTCCAAGGTTAATTGTTTTTGCTTGTGAACGTGGTATTTGAGCCATGTCTGCTACTGTTTGGTGAAAATCTGCGCTTGAGTCTGTGTTGTATGCATCTATCACATCATAAACTGATGGTAGTTTATATAATGATGCATAATGTACTACTAATCTTGGTTCTTGTTGTGAGTAATCAAAGACTCCCCACTTACAACCTTCTTCAGGAATAAATAATGATCTAATTTTAGGTCCCAGATCCTTGTTCCTTGCAGGAATTTGCTGGAGGTTTGGATTTTGATAAGAGAATCTTCCAGTTACCGTTCCTCCTGTCTGTGATCTTAATTGATTTATCTCTGCATGTATTCTTCCTTTATGTTCATATCTTAAAATAGAATCAATAAAAGTTGTGTGAGCTTTATTAATCTCTCTTGCTTTAGCAATCATATTAACAACAGGATGTTTATGTTCTTGTAAAAAATTTTTAGTAAATGATGGTGCTTCTGTTTTTTCTGTACGTGGATATTCCAATCTTAATACATCAAATACATTAGCAATTGATCTTGCTGCCCATATCTGTGTATCAATATTTGTTTCTCCTTTTATTTTATTTAATAAATCTCGTTCAGCTTTTTTAAATTCTGTTTTCATGGCGTGTGCTTTTTCAATATCAACACGCACACCTTTAAATCTCATGTCCACCAGGCACGGAAATAATTCTGTTTCTAAATCAAAAATGTCTTCTAGGTCCTGACTAATAATTTCTTTTTTCATTTCTTGCCAAAGACCAAAAGTTACTTCAGCATCTCTTTCCGCATAAGATCCAACATGCATAGCTGGAAGCTTATACATTTCTGCTTTAGGATCAATGCCCCATTCTTCTGCAGCTTCTGCTAGTGCAGCTTCATTCTTACCATAACCCAGATAATGCCACGATAAACTGTTAAGATCATAACGAAATCTATTTTCATCTGTAATTGCTGCAGCAATCATAGTACAAACAATATCTCCATTAATTTTAAAGCCCATGGCTCTTAACCAACAGACATCATAAATAGCATTGTGAAAAATTTTAGTTGAGGGTGCCTCTAATACATCTTTTAACCAGGATAAAACTCTAGACCTATCCATGTTGCCACCACCTTCATGTGCAATTGGAAAATATCCTTTGTAATGTTTTGTTGCAACGGCGATACCAATTACTTCTCCATTACCAATAACAGAACCAGATCCTTTTTTAATTAGATCAGGATCTTTAGTTTCTAAATCTATTGCTATCTCATCTACTTGTCTTAAGTCTGGAAATTCTGTAGGTTTAACCCATTCAGTTTGTGCTTCAAATTTAGGAATCTTCATTTTGTTATGATCCCCCATGAGTTATCTTTATCTTCTGGTTTATTTTCTTTTGGAATTTCTTTTTCAGGATAATCTCTTTCAAGTATCATTTCTAAAAAGTGTATAGCTTTCAATATATCTTCCTTTTTTCCTTTCAGCCTGTGACGGCAGATGTATTTTATAGCGCATCCCTCTGGAAAAAGCAATTCATTTTCAACTACAAACTTACTTGGCTGAATTTTAAAATTTTGATAATGTGATCCGCCATGTTGTTTATCCCAAACTTTCGATGTCATATCCTTTATCCTCCCTTTTAGCTGTCATAATATATAAATTTTGTTTTGTACGTGTCACACCTACGTACCAAACTCTTTGTTCTTCATCATACTTGTCTTGACTTTTTTCTGTTGCTTCTCTTATTGTTTTTGTATTATCTAAAATTAATAAAACATTTGTAGCTTCGCCACCTTTTGCTGAATGTATTGTAGATAATTGTACTCTCGCATTTTTATTTAATTCTTCCTCCTGTCTTAACATTTCTCTAATATATAAACATTCTTCCGGGTCTACTTTAAAAACATCAAACCACCTTTGAGTATTACTAAATCCAAATTCTTTCAAATCATATAGTCTTTCGTCAGTAGGATAAGGATATAAATTAGATCCAGTATAACTTAATACATCTCTAATTTCACTTAATGATAATTGATCTCCTTTATTCTGCCATCTAGTGTAGTTTAGAATGCTTCTAAACAAGACTGCCTTAAAACTTTTCCGTCCTTTGAACTGAAAATAAATTCCCATATCTTTTAAAAGTGGTTTAAGTTTTTCTAATCTATCATTAGTGCGCGCAAGTACTAACCAATCCCCTGTATGCAAAGGTGCATCTTCAATTGATGTTATGTGGTCCACCATGCCTTCTTCATCTCTTGCTTTCCAATTCTTTTTAACTCTTCTGTTATCTGGTATTCTGTCTAAAATTTTATCAGCAATGGTTTGTACGCTCCTAGGAACTCTGTGAGATTGTGGCAAAATAATGTCTTTTTTAGCTTGTGTAGCTATAAATTTAAGTACATCTGCACCGGCCCAGCCATAAATAGCTTGATCATCGTCACCAGCTAGTATAACATATTTGGAATTTTCTCGCAGAATATCTACCATTTTCCACTGTATCGGAGATAAATCTTGTGCCTCATCAACAAAAACTACGTCATATTTCGGACACAATTTAGCCACATTAAATCTTTCAATCATGTCTGTAAAATCATACAGCTTAAAAGAATCTTTATAGTTATTTAATTCCAGATCTAATATGTGTAATAAATTTTTTTCAAGTTCGTAAGAGTACATTCCAGTATTATATTCATCTTCAATCGAGCATTCTTTAATTCTGGCTGCGTTTATTAAATTAAAATATTCACTATTTGAATCTACAAATCCTGTGTTTTCTTGACCATTAGAATAAACTGTAACCTCAATACCTAATTTTCTACCAATGTCTTCGTAGTGTTCGTCTTGCATAACTTGAGCTTTTTTCATACCCAGTCTATTAAAAGCAAGAGAGTGGAGAGTCCTAAAATATTTTAAATCTTTTCTCTGTAAATGTTTGTATGCATCTAACATTCTATCAATAGCCTCGTTAGCTGCCTTGGTTGTGAATGCAAAGTATCCTATCTTATCCAAAGGAGTCCCTAACTTATAAAATGTTTTGACGTAGTTTATAAGTCTTGTTGTTTTCCCTGTTCCCGGAGGCCCGAATATTTTACGACTGATCACATTATCTCCGTTTTATGTTTTATTTTAGTATGGTGTATGGGTACTTCTTCAAAATCTTTTATATTTATTTGTACCACATTTTTAACTGACGCTGTGTATTTACCTTTTTCTTTAGTAGGAAATCTTTTTTGATCCAGGAATTGTACGTCACAACTTTTATAGATTGATTCCATCATCCTACCTGTTTTCTCTTCTTTATATTTCCAATCTTTAGCTTTTAATCTGTCATAAAATTTATCAAATTTGAAATAAGCATAACCTTCTTCTATTAAAACTGATCCAGTTTTAAATGCTGCATCTGTCGTAGCCTTCGGTCCATTAATTTTAGTGTGTAAAACATCATGAAGTTTTTCTTTAGGAGAAGTTCCTATTGGTGGAGATACCGTAGTCTGGGTTTTATATAACTCATCCATTACAGTTTGTTCAGCATCCCCTTTAATTAATGGTGGTAAAAATCCTGCAGCTTTCGCTATAGCATTTCTACGTTTGCGTTGATCATTTAAATGTTCAATTGATTTACAATGTACTGTCGCTTTCCCTATGCCATCTGGTTTTGTTACATCAAATTCATATTCAGGTTCTTCAAAAATTTCTATCTTTCTTAGGTTAGTTAAGCCCGGATAAGATCCCTTAGAACCGGATAAGACTCCAAATTTTTTCTTAACACAAATACCTTTTTTGCAGTGTTCAAATAAAGGATCTTGATTACAGGTATAGCCTTTCTCTGTTTTAGCCCACGACTTTATTTTAGCCTTGAGTTTTTGATCCGTCCAGGCGTTGCCATGTATCTCTTCAAAATACTTTACTGGTGCATTTTTAACTTTATCCTCCCATGTGTCTGGGTATTTCATCTTAACCAAGACGTGATAATTGTACATAAATCTATCTTTGCCATCAAAATTCTTTTCTTTAGAGATCTTTGATATGGCTGCCATACATGGAGGACCATCAATAAAGTCACCATTAACTCCTTCATATATTTTTTTATCAATACCTTCTGTTATTTGTTGTAAATCATTTTTAGATACCGTATTCGCTTCTATTAATTGTAAAAAATTCTCTAATGTAAAAGATGTACCATCAACATTTAATCCTTTTCTTTCTCCTCCATAGTAAGGTAGGTTAATAAATTGTCCTGGTCCTATTTTTCCAGTAGACTCATCTCTTGTTAATTCTGTTTGTTTCGGAAATATTTCTGTGTTAGGTTTTAATTTAAATAATGGGAGAAGGTTAGTTAAAAAAGAAACAATATCTTTTGCACTCATAAACTCATTTATAAATATCCATAAATGAAGTCCCCCACTTTTAGACTCTACCGGTATTAAAGGTAAATCAAATTCTTGTATCTTATCTATAAAAAATTTTTTATCAAAGTCTGCGTAATCTTTAGGATCAATGTCAATGACCCCTAGTCTTGCTTCTTTATCTGTATTACATGGCTGAATACCAATTGAAATCTTTCCTTCTACATGAGAGTTATATATCTCTTCTGTAAGAGGCTCAAAATTCCATCGGTATACTGGTCTTTTCTTTCCGCTTTCTGGGTCAATCTTTGCTTCTTCATGCTCAAAGTCAGCTAACCCATAAGCCTCGCGATAACCATCAAAGTATTTTATATATCTTTTATCCATAACTTTATCTTATGTGGGCCTTCCACTCTCGCTTTCGGCCCACACTGTGCACTCATTCTCTTAGAGAATTAGATAATGCTTTGATCCTTTGGCTTATCTTCACCGTGTTTCGCTTTGACAGCACCTTTAGAGATGCTTTCAGAAAACGATTTCGCTTGCTGATAAAGTTGTTGATCAGTTATGGGTCCAACCTTACTTACTTCCCAACCAAACCAAGTGCCTTTATCATTTGACATTTGGGTTGTTTTTAGTCTGTAAATATGGCTAAAAGATGCAGGGGTAAATAAACCGTTCTGCCCTTTTAATTTAATTCCCGACATCATTGAGTTCCATTTTCTACTAATTTTTAATTGAGTAGATTTCATAGATATCAAAGCTGTCGACGGACTATCACCTGTGATAATTACAAAATGCGATGCAGTTTTTTCAATATAATTACCATTTGGTAATCTATCTTTATAGTTTGCATCTGGTTTTGTTTTAGACATGATATCAGATGAAGAATCATAAATTGCAACTGGTGCACCTGGTCCTTCTCCTCTATCTTTCCATTCGATGTATTCGAGTTTATAAAAGCATGGAATTACATCTATGCCTTTAACACCATCGTATAAA